GTGAAGTATCTTTCGCACAAGTGGAAGACGCTGACTACACCTACGGAACAAAGCTAGGAGCAAAATACTCTTTTTAATTAAATGACTACAGCCACACTAACAAAACCAACTACCAACTGGCAGAGTTTATGTGACTGGGTTACGAGCACTGAGAACCGCCTCTACGTGGGGTGGTTTGGTGTGCTAATGATCCCTGCACTACTAACTGCAACTACTGCTTTTATTGTAGCTTTTATAGCTGCACCACCAGTTGACATAGATGGTATACGTGAACCTGTCTCAGGCTCTTTACTCTATGGAAACAACATCATCTCTGAGGCTATCGTCCCATCATCTAACGCAATCGGTCTTCACTTCTACCCAATCTGGGAAGCTGCAACCCTCGACGAGTGGTTGTATAACGGAGGACCATATCAACTCATTGTATTCCACTTTCTCATCGGTATCTCAGCTTACTTGGGACGACAATGGGAACTTAGTTATCGGCTCGGAATGAGGCCGTGGATATGTGTAGCTTATTCAGCACCTGTTGCTGCATCCTTCGCAGTCTTTCTTGTATACCCATTCGGTCAAGGAAGTTTTAGTGATGGTATGCCTCTTGGTATTTCAGGGACATTTAACTTTATGTTTGTCTTCCAAGCTGAGCACAATATATTAATGCATCCCTTCCACATGCTCGGAGTAGCAGGTGTGTTTGGAGGTGCTCTGTTTGCTGCAATGCATGGAAGCCTTGTAACCTCTTCGCTTATTCGTGAAACGACTGGCTTAGAGTCACAAAACTATGGATACAAATTCGGTCAAGAAGAGGAGACGTATAACATTGTTGCGGCTCATGGGTACTTTGGGAGACTTATCTTTCAGTATGCCTCTTTTAATAATAGTCGTAGCTTACATTTTTTCCTTGCTACTTGGCCCGTCGTTTGCATATGGCTTACCGCTATGGGAGTCTCCACTATGGCTTTTAATCTCAACGGGTTTAACTTCAACCAATCCGTCGTCGATGCCAGTGGAAGAACAATCCCTACATGGGCTGACGTTCTCAACCGTGCCGATCTAGGTATGGAGGTAATGCATGAACGCAACGCACATAATTTTCCGCTTGATCTAGCGGCTAAAGAGATCACACCTATAGCTTAACACCACGTCCGTTCATCCATATTCATGGACGCATGAAACCAAGGCATGGAACGGGGTCTTGGTACTAAGGAATTACAATGACTGTAAAACTAAAGTATCGTGGTGTCACTTACACTAAAACAATCAAAGATTAATTAAATGAAAACAATTGCACTTGCTCTCGCAACAACCACTCTAGCGTCTGCACCTGCATTCGCTGGTACATACTTAAACACAGAAATCAACAATGGTTACTATGGTTCTGAGTATGTTGGTAGAACAGTAGATTTACACATCGGACTTGATGGAGCTAAAGAGAAGTTTGACTACTATATTCAAGGTGGTCCAACACTTACTGCAGTAGATGGTATTGATGGTACAGAAACTGAACTATCAGGAAAAGTTGGTGGTACATATAACTGGACTGCTAAGACATCACTTTATGGCGAGTTCGCTGGTATCACTAATGGCGATAATGACAATGTTTACAACCTAAAAGTTGGAGCTAAGTATAAGTTTTAATGTCTCATCAATCAAAAGGTAATCTAGCTCATGTGACATCGTACCGTCTTCAAACAGACGCACATCACAATAAGCCAGAGGAGCACCAAGAAGAAACAGAAACTAAACCTAGTGAAAAAGATTAATGAATTATGGCTAGTAGTCTTTATGGCTCTAGCCTTCTTCATACATATAGAAGTTCTTCATGTGAACTTCCATAGCAGAGAGATACCTCAGTGTCGGACCTCTCTGTAATTTGGCTTTTGACCCTTACGAGGATACTCATCAGCCGTCTAGACGGTGGGATAGACCACAAAACTTCGAATTAAAATTGCTAGCGATGATGATTTATACCTTCAATACATTTTAAAATACATATAAATGGCACATCAAAATAGTAACGAGCCGTTAGCTGACTTAACGCGTCCTGGCTCGCTCAATGGTGCGTCCGATCAAAGAGCTTTGCTACTTAAGCTGTTCTCTGGAGAGATGTTTAAAGGCTTCCAGAACAATGCTATAGCAAGGGATCTTGTAATGAAGCGTACCCTTAAAAATGGTCGCTCTTTACAGTTCATCTACACAGGTCGCACCACTGCTGAATTCCACACACCAGGAAACAGCATACTAGGTAACTCCGATGGAGCACCACCAGTCGCAGAGAAGACAATTACATGCGACGACCTACTAATCAGTTCAGCTTTCGTTTACGAATTAGACGAGACTCTTACTCACTATGAATTAAGAGGAGAGATTTCTAAGAAGATTGGTTATGCACTAGCTGAAAAATATGACCGTCTAATCTTCAGAGCTATCACTCGTGGAGCAAGAGCTAAGTCTCCTGTCATGAAGTCTAACTTCGAAGAGCCAGGTGGAACACAGATTCGTGTTGGTACAAACGCTGATGCTAATGATGCTTACAGTGCAACTGCACTTGTTAATGCATTCTATGATGCAGCTGCTGCACTAGACGAAAAAGGAGTCAGTTCTGAAGGCAGAGTTGGTGTATTAAACCCTCGCCAATATTATGAATTGATCCAACAGGTTGGTGACAATGGTCTAGTTAACAGAGACTCACAAGGTACATCCCGTCAGAAGGGTAATGGAATTGTAGAGATCGCTGGTATCAAGATCTACAAGTCTATGAATATCCCATTCCTAAGTAAGTATGGTACAAAGTACACACCTTCATCAGGTAATGACGATACTGTAGATACTAACGTAGCTGATCCTGGTAACACAGGTGACTTCGTTGCACCAGGCATTGAAGATGGACGTAACTCTGTTGCGGGTATCCATAACGAATATGGTCAAGCATCTAACTTTGCTAACTCTTGTGGACTTATCTTCCAACGTGAAGCTGCAGGTGTAGTAGAAGCTATCGGACCACAAGTTCAAGTCACATCAGGTGACGTCTCCGTGATTTATCAAGGTGATGTTATTCTTGGTCGCCTTGCAATGGGTGCAGACTACTTGAATCCAGCTGCTGCTGTTGAACTTTTCGCAGGTACTGCTACAAAGCCAGCTCAGTTTGGTACTGTTCAGACTGCAACCAACAACGCTGGTTATCAGTAAACAATATTTCTTTATTCACATGGGGAGGCTTCGGTCTCCCTTTTTTTATTCACATAACTTATGGCAATCCCTAATTATTCGTATATCGATACAGAACTATCCGCAATAAATACAATCTTGGGGACTATTGGTCAAGCCCCAATTCAAGGTATTGATCTAGAAAACCCAGAAGTTAATCTTATCTATAACATCCTACAAGAGGCATCATTAGATGTACAAGCTGAGGGATGGTCATTTAATAGAGAAGAGCATATAACAGTTGTACCAGATGCAAATGGTTTTATAGAGATACCTGCTAACGCATTACATTATGATATCAGTGATGGTCAATCACTAAGAACGAAAGACGTTACCATTAAGAATGGTAGGCTTTACGATAAAGTAGAACATACAGATGTCTTTACAAGCTCAGTTGAGATAGATGTAGTATGGCAATTTGGTTTTGATCTTGACCTTTCTAATAAAGCTGAGGTAGGTCATTCAATACCAGCAGTTTTCAAAAGATACATAATTGCTAAAGCAAGTACCAGAGCTGCAACACAACTAATCACTAACCCAGACTTAGCACAAGTTCTTGCTCAACAAGAAGCAGTAGCTAGGTCAATTTGTATGGAATATGAATGTAATCAAGGTGATCATAACTACTTAGGTATGAGTCATAACAATTCATATAAAACATATCAACCTTATCAAGCACTATCTAGAATCTAATGGCTGGAGTAACTCAGACAATACCAAACTATATACAAGGCATCTCACAACAACCTGATGAATTAAAAATACCAGGACAAGTTAATGATGCTTTAAACGTTCTACCTAATATAACTAAAGGATTAGAGAAGAGACCTGGGTCTGAGTTTCTTTCAACTTTAGATATACATGGAGATCAATTAACTTCAGGGAAGTACTTTATTATTGATCAAGAAGAGAAGTTCATAGGACGTATTGATAAATCAGGTGTAATACAGATTTGGGATTTACAAGGTAATGAGTATGAAGTTCTACAAGAAAAGAAGACTATAAATTTTGACCCTGAAGATCCTACAAAAGATGAGATAGGTCCAACTTATGTAA